CAACTGAGGTCTTAACGTAGGCTGGGCAGGTGTCAGAGATCATCCAGTTGAATGTCGTTGTCCACTTCTCCCCGTCATAGTTAGCACCTCTAGCTTGGTTAGAATACGACCACGTTATCATTGACACTGCTATACATAACCATACGAATGCTGTCCTGTCTCTAGCGTTCTTCATCACTCTCTCCTAAGAAGAACATCAGTAGCCACATCATCCCTATCCACGACAGTCCTGACACCGTTACCAGTGTAGGGAACACTACAGCCACAGCCATCAGGCTTATCAATGACATCACTGCTGTGTACATTATCTGTATAAAGAACCGACCTGCTATTCTACCCATCTTATCTATCTGCTTGCTCATATCTCACATGCTCCTCCGACACGAGCCAGTTCCTGAGAGCCAGTGGTGTCGTCTTCAGTTTCAGTTACGTCCCAATCTATACTAGTGGGCATTGTCTTCTTCATCTCTTCGTACTGCTCCTTGGTTATAGGTTCATAAGGGGCTTGTTGGTAGATGTGGTCATCGTAAGGTAGGAAGCTGATGCCACTTATCTTATCGAAGTTGTTATACACCCACTGTCCTACCTCCAAGAACTCAGAGTCACGGTAGTAGCACGTCATACTGGGCTTGTGCTCACACCAGTTCTTCTGCAACCTTTCCCACAACTCTAGCTGACGCTTAGCAGACATACCTCCTGCTGTCTCACAGCCCTCAGGAGAGGCGATAGGGAAAGAGAATACATAGGTACTAGGGTTGAAGCGATCAAGCTCATACGGCACGTCAGCGGCTATCAGAGCCTGTGACATAGGGTCTTTAACGTCCCCTCTAACACGTCTGATGTAGTAATCAGAGTATCTAGGGTGACAACCACTGGCTCCGTTAACCAACTGACTCACTGTACCGCTAGGTTTAACACAAGTTACAGCGGCTGCTTGGTTGATGCCGAGCTTAGCTGCCCACTCCTTGTTGACTTCGACTGCAAGTAATCTAGCCTCCTCTTGTATAGTAGGATCAAACGCAATTGATGGGTGGTCAAGTAGTCCTGTGATTGATACACCAAGTAGTGCCTCCTCTTCTGTGTTGTCTCGCCACTTCTTACGTAGGTAGCGGAAGTTAGTTAGTGTTGCCTGTAGTGTACCCAGTATAGTAGCTAGTTCCACCTTGTTCATAAAGGATTCTGTAGTATCCTCTTTCCTGAGCACCACCTCTGACAGATTACAAAACTGATTAGGCCGAAGAATAATCTCCGAGCATGGGTTAGTTCCGAAATCGACTGTTGCGTCCCGTCTACCATTCCTTGCCGCCACGTCCTGAGCCGCAGTCCGGGAGAAGATACCTCGCTCCCCAGCTTTACTTTGATAGAGATGCGTCCACTCTTCAAGGAACGAATCAAAGTCAGGAGTCTCGGTATAGGCTGCTGAGTTGTTAGCCAGTGCTCGGTGTGGGTTTGTGAGATACCACTCTCCCTGTTTAGCCCTTCGCATTCTGTCGTCTGATAGGTTACTAAGACTGATAAGTGCACTGCGTCTGACTCCTCCCACAACTACAATGTCTGCCACCTTGCAGCACAAGTCATGGCATTCTAGTGTAGTGAGTTTACGCCCCGCTGCTCCCCTGAAGAGGTCACATGAGAATCGGAACAGGTCTTCCAGAGGCTCTGCGCCACTTGCTCTACCACCGAAAGTGGCAAGGGGACTTCCTGCTGGGCGAACTTTTCCTGTGTCCCATCGAGGTACTCTTCCAGAATAGAGTAGAGATATAAGCTCTCTGAATCCACTGGCCCATCCAACCTTTGAATCTGCAATGTCAAGTACTGTATCTGTTTCATGGAACTCCTCTGCCACCTCTGGTAGCTTGTTAACATACTGTCGTTCAACACTGTATCCTACTCCAGTGCCGCACATCAGTATGTACATCAACTCATCGAAGCAACGTGGATGGTCTATAGCTATGTAGCTACAGTTGAAACCTGCCACGTTGTCTCTATCGAGAGCCTTACCTGCTGTCATCAAGGCTCTCATGCTAGGCATAACATCCATGTTAAGGATGGCTGCCTCTAGTGTTGCTGCTGTGCTATCATCTAGCTTCTCTCTGAAGAACTCCATGTACCTAGCCACTGTCTCAGGCCATGTCTCACGTCTCTGCTCATCAGGAAGATACCTAGCGTACCTGCTTTTGTGTATGTATTGTTGGTAAACGTCCAATTATAACTCCTCCAAATCATCTGTTATGCTATCCAGCTTCTTCTCAAGCTGATCCTCAAATCTATCAAGCAACATCTCCGCATCTACTTCGAGTATCTCTAGCACTAGAATCTCATCAAGCAGGAGTAGTTTCTCTTTAGCTTCTTGCATTGTTAGCATACTTCTTCTCCAAGTACGACATAGACACTGGCATCTCGTCGAAGCTCCCGTCGTGAACATCGTGTAACATCCAGACACCACGCCATGATGCGTTAGTCTGTGGATTCAGGTAGGTCTGATCGCCGGGGTAGAAGATACCGCCGAAGATACCAGTGACGTTAGTGCCATCGGCTCGTCTGGCATAGGCTATGTCCCTGTCTTGGACATGACCCATCACACAGGACTGCATCTTCTTGGTTACCATAGCCCTAGCTGAGCTAACTGGTCTGCCCATCACACCACTGGTGAAGTAGTGGGAGTAACACACACCGTCTACGTTGACCACCTCAAGGAAGGGGTAGACTTCCCAGCCCATCTCCTCTAGCTGTAGGTCATCGAAGCCTAGCACACCATCGAGCATAGCGTCCTTCTCACATGCTCTCTCGATACGGTACTCATGGTTACCCAGTAGGAATATCATACGTGGTTTCCAACGCTTCTTGTTGTTCTTCTTGAGACGCTTCTGCTCAGCCCTGATAGGAGCAAGGAAGGCTTTCATGCCTTCTATCCCTGCTGCTATGTCATCTGAGTAGCGTCTTCCCTCGAACCCTCTAGTACCCTTGTCGTATGTAGACAGAGAAGGCATGTCCCAATGATCACCGAGGTGTATAATAACCTCAGGCTTCTTCTCAGCAGCATACTCACCGGCATGTCTAAGATGATCGAAGCTGTCACCGGGTTGTACTTGAGTGTCCGGTACTACCATGTGCCTGTTACTCATTACTTCCCCTCCTGTTCGACTAGCATCTCTAAGTAGTGTATCGCCTTAAGCAAATCCTCGACACCGTTCTTGTCCTTGTATCTACAGATGTACTTGATAGCGTTACCCTCACAGAAACCTAACCCATTAGCTGTGATGAAATCGATAGGCTGTATAGCCTGTTTACTGTAGTGGTCACCTCCTACCTGCTTATCCTTGAACTCAGCTACGTCTTCCGGTGCTGTTTCTTGTCTTTGGTAACTAACAGCGTCCCACTCAGCCGGTGTTGCGTACCATAGTTTGCATTTAGTCATACACATACCAACTCCTCACTAGCTCGAATGCTTTGATATACTTCTTGATCTTCTTGATATCCTTCTCCAGATCGTTCTCAAACATCCTAGAGTTATGGTCACCAAGGTTAGCCTTGAACTCATATATGCTAATCTTCAACTGCTCAGCAGTAATCTCATCTGCTTGATCGGCTGTTACTCTTATCTGCATCATCGTGCTGCCCTCTCTTCATTAGTTTTAATCTGGTGACATGGTTTGCACATAACCTGCATATCCTCTGCCTCACAGAATAGTCGTTCAGCGAAACCGGCTAGGTCATCGTAGTCTTTAAGACTCCCTGCCGGTGTGATGTGGTCAACTTGAATCTCCTTACCCATGAACCACTCCTTACAACCAGAGCATTGGTACTCGTACTTGTGTCGCTTGCCTTTCACGGTGCGCTCAGCTTGCTTACGAGCTTGGAACTTAGGTGGGTAGCGGTTGAACCCTTGACGTAGTAGACTACGTAGGAACGCCCAGTACCTGCTCTCTGTCCATGTGTTACCTGCTCTAGTCCTCGGTACTCTTTGCTTCCCCATTCGGACTCCTAAAGTATTCGCCTTCCTTACGCTGCAAGAAGACTAGGTTAAGGTTCTCTTCCACCCTTAGGTGGGCTTCATCGGAAGTGCAATCTGTGTATTCAATGAACTTCTCTACACATACATCGTACATCTCCTTGGGTGTAGTGCACTCAGCTAAGAACTTAGCAGCCTTAACCTTACCCACTCCGTAGATACCCTTGATGTTATCAGCAGTGTCACCCTCCATCACCTGTCTATACAGATTCAAGTCAGCTTCAAGCTGTGTCTTCCACACCAGTTCTTCTCTAACGAAGTCGTACCGTAACCCTACTAGCTGATCGAAGTCTTTGTCTACAGACACAACACAAGGCACTGACGTGGACTCAGCGTTCTTGCAGTGAGCCTTCCATCGTGTAGTGTAGTCAATAGAGATCGTGTCATCAGCCTCGTTACCGTGAGACATGGTGGCTGCCCACTCATCCATCAGGTACTGACGCAGTGCATCGTAGTGCTTGGGTTTCTCAGTGCTGCGGTTGCCCTTGTACTTAGCTGTCACTGCATACTGGTGACGGTAGTTCTCAGAGGACGAACCCGAGAGGTAGACTTGGTAGTCCACCTCAGGGAACGCCATAAGAATACTACCCAACATCTTATCCATAGTCGAACAGGCTATGAATACAGGTTCTTCCTTACAAGCATTGGCACATCTGTATATGAACAGGTCACCGTCTATGTGAAGGAAGTCTATGTTGGGATAGTCAGACACTACTCCTCCTCTACAACGACAGGCTGCCCTGCGTTGGTCTTCTCGACATGGGCTTGGAACTCAGCCTGTGCTTGAGCATAACCAGCAGCTAGCTTAACTGGTACATTGATGTCACTCGTTAGTATCTGACCGAGTAGGTTGAAGGTGTTCTCTGACATTTCTACATTCATATTGACTTCTCCTTATAGTGCATCTGCATAGTTAACATCGTCTTCATCGACACCATCAGCCTCATACTCGACCAAGTTGGTAACGACTAGCTTCTTGATAGAA